TAGGTTAACCTGCGCCGCAGAAACGTCCAGCAAGTCCGAAAGGTTGTTGCCCCTTAGCAAGCAACCAGCCAATCCTGACGAACTACCGCCCTGCACGCCAATAGTGTATTCCCTGAACTCCGTTAGGGTCGTGCCGCCTGTGTTCGTTGCGGTTTCGCCAATGATCCACCATCCAAAGAATGTCGCGTTTTGCAGGCGTTCGTTTAGGATGTAATCCTCTATTAACAATCCAGCGCGGGCTAATACGATGTTGGCGTAGTTGCCCTGACCGTACTGCATCGCAAACTGGCCGTTGCTAAACCTATAAAGCCTATGCGCAACAAAAGTCCCAGAACCCAAAACCGTGATGCTTCCCGCGTTGTCCCAAAACTTAACAAGGCTTGTCTGGTTTTCAGCCGCGATAGCTGATCGTTCTAGTAGGTCATAAGTGGCGTTGGCTACTGCGTCAAGGCTTAGGACGTTGGCGTTGTTGATGTCACCAGTGCCGCCAAATTCCGTAATCGTACCTGCACCCACGTCAAAGCCAAGGTCGCCCGCCCTGCCCGTGATGATTTGACCGCCCTTGAATGGTACACCCTGCGCAATCAAGGCTTGGAATAAGTCCCGAATGCTGTTTGCGTAGTGTCCAATTGGGTTGCCTAGATACTCAAAGCCAAGAATGGTTTCTCCAACCGTGTCCACCGCGATCCGCATTGTAAACATCTTGCGCGACCAGTCTTGGCGGGTCGGGATGGTTACCTGCTGTTGTAAGTTGCCAGCGTTATCAATGTAAACGTAAGTGGAGGGCGAGGACAAAGTTGCAACCGTGATGCCTGTTGCGCCCGCGTATGATATCGCAAAGTAGCCTTGGTCGCTGTAAATCTCGCCATTAACCGCAGGTTGCGCAAATGTCGTGCCACCCACTGATACCGTGGACACATATGTGCTTGTAAAGCCTGTGCCACGTGCCTTCAATAACGCGCTATCAACACCGTCCGCAAAGGTCTGCATGTTGGTCGTATTGACAACAACAAGAGACGTATCTGCAAGCGTCATGTTTGCAATGCCGAAAGTTGGCGTCGCCCCGCTCACTACACTTTGATCCAACGCCTTAACGTCTGCAATCGATGCGAGTTCTGAATCCATCAACGCGCCTGCGGCTGTAACGTTGGTGGAGTCTGTTACGTCTGCGCTGGTTTCAATATCGTTTAGTTTGGTTTCTTCGGCTGAAGTATAGCTGGCCGTCGTGTTATCCAAGACGGTTGCGAAAGCCTGCACGTCGGACCCAATTGCCACGCCGATGTTTGTGCGCGCGGTCCCTGCGTTTGAGAGGTCAGACAGGTTATTCGCCGCAAGGACATCACCGCCGCCTGAGCCAACGTTAGCGAGAACAAAAGCCGTTGTTGCCAATTGCGTTGTGTTCGTCCCCGTGGTCGCGGTTGGGGCCGCAGCAACGCCAGTGAACGTGGGAGAGGCAAGTGGTGCCGCGTCGTCTGCAAGCGTGCCTTGTGCTGCCGTGGCGTAATCGGCGGCTGCTGTCGTGGCTGCTGTGCCAAGGCCGAGGTTAGTTCGTGCTGTCCCCGCCGCCGCTAGGTCAGACAGGTTGTTTGCGGCAAGCAAGTCCCCGCCTCCGCCGCCACCTCCGCCTCCGTCAGCGCCCTTTTGCGCAAGCAGTTCCCACTTGACCGCCGTTAGGTCTGTGGCAAACGTGCCAGACGTATGCGCCACTATGCAGATATAGGACGATCCAGCGGTTTCAATTGCGTCGCTTACAGCGAAGGCCGTCGATGTTAACCAAGCGCCGCGCCAATTGATCTTGGCCACAATAGCCGCCGCCGCGCTTGCCGCAGCCTGCGCCGCAAGTTCAGTCACGTTGTCGGTCGTGGTGTCTCCATCCATGCCAGCCGTTTGCGTGTACTCTGTGACGCCAGGTGTTGTTGTTGTCCATGTCATTATCTAGGAATCCCCATGCGCATAGTGCCAATGCTCTTGGCGGTCTTGCTTTCTGCGTTCAGTGCGTCAACTGCTGACTGGTACAGAGCGGCCCAGACAGACAGGCGTGCGTCGTCCTTGAGGTATGGCGCAGAGTTGCCGAGCGCCCCATAGAGCAGGATGTCTGGCGCGTCCAACAGCAACCAGTTAGACGTGTTGTCGTCGGCAAGCGCGGGGATGCGGCCACGATACAGCAATGACACGCTGTAGGCTTCATCGGGTTCGGGGAACAACTCAAACTGGCCCGCCGTCAGTCGTACATTTGTGGGCTTGGCCGCTTGATAGTTCACATCGCCGCGACGCTCCTGCATTTCAGTTGCCGCCATTGTCATAATGCGCCCGCCGCCTACGTGTTGCAGCGATAGGGCTTCAATCATGTCGCTGGGGATAAGTTCAAATTGCTCGTCAAACGTTGTAGTGACGCGCTTCTCTTGCTTCCAGTGCGAAAGGTCGCGGGATATCCGCGCCTCAGCAAGTGCGATGAATGTGGGGATTGATGCCGTGAGGTCATCGCGGTTGAGAAAGTCGGCAATCGAGGTCTGCAACTCTGCATAGGTTGATAGCGCCATTATTTCTTGCCCTTATTGAAAGTTGCTATAGATGTGGGAATTACATGTAGGGCAATCCACAATCGCAACACTTCCCTCGCGTTGGTCATGCTTAACCTCGGCCTCCCAGCTTTCAAAGCGGACAACCGTCCCGCATCTGATGCAGGTCCCGACATGTACGGTCTCATCTGGATTTTGTCCTTGCTTCAATATTTGCATCTATTTCTTGCCCTTCTTCACCATTGGCTTGCGGTGCGTCAGGAACTTGCTAGACGCCGTGTGCTTTGCGCCCGACATAGGCTTGCCACTGGCATCCTTGTGCATAGGGCCTTTGTGTTCCTTGCCGTTTGGCAGGTAGTGCTTTGAACCTACAGCCATTAGTTAGGCTCCTTTAACGTAATGTTAGCCGCTCTGGCTATCCCGTTTGATGCGTCAATTACTTGCTGGGCATGGGATAGGTCGCGGTTTCTGCGGCGGACTGTTGACGGGCTTTCATCAGGATATTCTTGCCATGCCGTGGCTTGCAGGTCCTCGCCAGCGTCTCGCGCAAGCTGGCATAAATGCCGAAGGTCGCCCAGTGGCACTTGAACAGTTACGGGTTGAAACTCATCATCCATCAATACCCGCCCTTCTTTGGCTTCTTGGCAGTCTTAGCCGCAGCCTTAAACGCGCCCTTAGCCGGTGCGCCCTTGGCCCCAACCTTGCGCATCTTTTCGCCTGAGCCTGATTTAATGCGGCTCTTTTTGGCTGCGATGTTGCTGTATAATCCCATTAGAATGGCCCTCGTTGCATTTGTGGGGCCTGTGGTGGCAATATGCCTGCCGCGACCATCTGTTGATATAGCGCCTCAAGTTCACTGAGCGAAGCGCCGTTGACGTTGGGGATGCCTGCGCCTTGCGATGTCATTGGCTGCATTTCGCTTGGTGGGGGTGTGTTGGGGTACTGTGGCTGTGGCATAGGCTGCGCTGATAGAAGCCCGCCCTGTGGCTGCATTGGCTGTGCCGCCTGCATAACGCCTTGCGGTTGCCCCTGTTGACTGCCGCGCGGCGATGCAATCATGTTGGCAATCATGCTCAACAGTCCGCCGCCCTCGAAGGATTGACCCGACTGGCCTGCGCCACCGCCGTCAATCATGTCGTTGAAACCTTGGTATCCGTTACCGTTTTGCATATTTAGCCCCTATTTCCTTGACTTTCTACCACACAATGCCCTAACGAAGCAAGCCGCGCAGCATTTCCATGAATGGCAGTGGCTTGTCTTGCTCTTGCGCCCCTGACGCCAATAGACCCGCCGTTGGTGATGCGTTTGCCGCGCTTAGGTTTGACAGGCGCGAGAACTCTGGATCAAAGCGGGCAAAGCGGCTGCGGATGTTGGCCGTATTAAATGCGCCAGTTGTCGGCTCGCCCATTTCAATCATGTTTACACCGTCAAAGCCAAGCTGGTCCATAAGGGAATCTTTGGCGAGCGTCCCATGCGTGCCAAACATGCTCTGGTCGTTATTCCAAAAGTCTTGGCGGTTGTAATTTGGCCCGCTTTCTTCTTGCCTAGCCCCACGGTTAATGTTGCTGACCCTAGCCGCCGCCATTTCGTTGTTGAAGTCGCCCCGACCAATTGCAGGCGATTGGTCTAGAGCCTCCGTCACAAAGTCCCCGATTGTCACAGTTCTTGGCATTCGGTCTGCGTCAAGTGGCGAATTAACCGCCATGCGAACGGGCAAAACCTGTTGGCCTGTGCCCCCGTTCCACGCTGTTGACGCCGCATATTCGTTAGCAATGTTGGGCGTTTCTCCGCCCCACGGCATAGAGTTGAAAGCGTCAAAGTCTTTATTTGTCCCATGATACAAATCACCACCAAACCCACCCACATCAGCCCGCGCCAACCTTGACGCCTCATCCATAGGTAACGGCGTGTTGTCAAACATATACTGGTCGTCAGCCCGCGCCATCATATCGTCGGTCACGCTCCGCGCACGGCCCGCCGCGCGCATGTCTAGGATGTCACGCGCTTGGCGTTGTGCCTCGCTTAGACCTGCGCCGAGTAGCCCGCCGGATTGGGAGGCGTTGGCCATTAAGTCCATCCCGCCAATGTTGATTTGGTCGCTGTTGAAAAGCATCCTGACAGTCGCAGGCGATGCGCGGTTGTTGTTGTTGTAAGCGTCGCGCACGTTTGCAACGTCCACAGCATCAAATCCAAGGCTCTGCGAAACCGCGCTTAGGTCATTGGTTGACACCTTGCCGTCACTTCTAGGCGCGACGATATACCGGCTAATAGCATCGTCTATTTCAGCATCAGAAATACCCGCATTACGAAAACCATTCTTGACGCGCTCAAGGGATATGCCCCTAAAATCACTGCCGCCTGCGTTTACGTCTAAGATGCGCTGCGGGCTTGATTGCATGGAAACAATAGCAGGCTCGGCGCGCTGGTAATCAAAGGCGCGCGTGTCGTCTGCATAAGTTGCCGCTGTCCTGCGGTCTGGCGTTGCAAAGACGGGTTTGTTCACCCTCTGCTGCTCCAACAGGTTGGACCTAGTAATCGCCAAGTCTATGCCCTGCGGCGTTGTCGGGCCAACGTCTTCAATTTGCTGGCCAAGCCGTTGCCATGCGTCCAAGTCAGATATGCGGGTTGCGCCTTGCGTCATCTGCTCAAACGCCCCCGCAGTTCTAAGGTCGCGCACATCTGGCGTGCCGTGAAACATATCTCTGTCATTGAGCGCCGCGCCCATACGCAGCGAACCACTTGGAGCCGTAGCAGCCCCACCCGCGCCCATAGCCATGCCTGCCGTGTTTAGGGCTTCCATGTTTACATCAGCCTGCGGAATCAATCCCTGTGCTGCCGCAGCCGGTGCGTCGAACGCCTGCCCAACC